GCAGAACAACAAGGCCAAGACGTTGTACACCAGTCCCCACTCATACCACTTGATGTTGACCATGGTCCTGAAGGTACACCCGCCATTGTAAACGCTTCTTGGCAACATGAACTTGATTGATGCATATCACCTGAAGTTCCCGTAAATCCAATACTCTTAGTTGTTGGTGTGTTTGGTATACCACAAAAACCCGGATTGGTTGTTGACTGAGTCCAACCAGCATTATAATTTCCAATATTACATTGAGCATGTTGCTGGCAGTTATAACAACCAGACATTACATCCCAACTGTTAGGTCCACCACGTCCACCTACTGTACAAAAATTTGATAAGCCATCTCCTGTTATATATGAAGGACAACCATCTCTACATGCAGTACAACAATGGTTACAACATGAACACCAAGATGTTCCGCCTGCACATAAAGAATAAACAGATGTTCCCGCTGTAAAATCACTATCTTCAGCAAGAAGTTGTATCATTGCATAGTTACCACCTTGTCCACCAACAGGTACATCATAGGAATCTCCTGATGAACCACCGGGTCCACCGCCACTTAAAATTTCAAACTTAATCATTTGTATGTCCGCTGGTACAGTCCATTGTAAACAACAACCACCGTTTTGAGTAGTCCAATGATTTCCATTAAAAATTGTAAACTCTTTTACTACTGGGACTGCCGCGACTTCCGCAACCCCCATGAGTGTTTTAAAACTGACTACTGCCATGATTTCTCTCCTTTAATGTATTGACTCATTCGTAGGTTACTTTAATTAATCCAGAATTACCCCAAACGGCTACACAACCTGTGCTAGTATTTCTTTGTTGACCACCTCCACCTCCACCCGGAAATGAACTATGTGATTGACAACAGGATATTCCACCATGACAAGAATGTCCCCCCGTAAAAGCATCTATACCTCCACTAGAAAATGGTCCTCGTGGTGAACCAGCCCATGAAGAATTATCTTGACAACAACCATAATGTACCATGATGCCTCCCGGTGAACCAATGAAGCCATAATCTGCTCCCCAAAATTGTTCTGAACCACATTGATAATTGTACCAAGGTCCATTATAACCACCAAGTGAACATTGTGTACTATTAATATAACAATTATAACAACTAGACAACATATCTACTTGTGTAGGTCCACCTTCTCCTCCTTGAGCACAAAAATTATTTAATCCATCTCCTGTTATATATGACGTACAACCATGTCTACAATTCTTACTACAACTACAACAACATGAACATTGTGAAGTTCCTGCTGCACACAAAAGATAAACAGATTCACTTCCTGCAGTTGAACAAAAATCTGGTGCCATTGTCATGGATGTTATCACACCAGCATCTATAGTTGTGTCTACTCTTCCACTTTGGCCATGTTGAAAAGAATTAGTATTTCCGCCTGGATGATTCGTATTACCACGAAAACAAATACATGGTGTTGAAGAATATCCACTTCCACCATTCGTAATAGTAAAATCTGTTAATTTTCCATTTTCAACAGCTACTGTAGCATCAAAACTTGAACCACCACCACCAGAAACACAAACCTTTGGAGATTGTACCCATCCTCCACCACCAGGTGTAGTACTGAGAGTTTTAACTGCATAAGCCCCGCCTTGTCCACCGACACCACTATCATGGTCTCCACCAGTTGAACCACCGGGTCCTCCACCGCCTACTAATTCAAATTTAATATTTCTTGTACCAGTTGGTACTGTCCACGATAAACAACAACCACCATTAGTTACTGACCACCAACAATCATTAAAAATATGAAATGTTTTTCCAGATGAAGGTGGTAGAGGTGGTTCTGGTTCTGCTTGCCAAGTTATAAGATCAGTTAAATCTACCATTAAGTTATCCTACGTTTGAAATATTTTCTATTTGTTTAAGTGCATCTGTATCTGCATCTGATCTATCTTTAATCCAAACAATATCATCTTTATCTGTTTCTTCATCATAACGTGCATCCACAGTTTGTGGTTCTGTCGGAAAGACAATAAATTCATTTGGTACATCTTTCCAATCGGCTGGTAAATCTCTTAATTTTGTACGATAATCAGTCCACTCTTTTTGTATTTCAGCTGGCATATCGGCATTAAACATATTATCTGAATCTTTTAACTTTCCATTTCTAATTGCTCTAACACTATCATCAGTACGCTCTTCAGTTATACCAGTTCTATATTTTAAAGGTTTCCATGTACCAGTAGCAGGATTATATGCATCAATTGCTATATCCTGTTTAGCATATATTTCCATGACACAAGAAGGATCTCGTATAATTTGATTTAATTGATCGGCGGGTCCACATTCAACTTCATAAAATTTAGGTTTCTTAAAACAAAGCCCAGCAATTGAGTCATCGCCACTCAGTTTTGCTTCGACATTATCATGTCCACCTTTAGGTGCTATCATTCCAGCACGTACTGCCATTTCATCACTTTCAGTAACATCCATTTCAACTTGATAACAATCAAGTGGCATAGGGCGTTCTGTCATATCATCTGCATCCCAAACATGCATAATATCATTTTTACCATAATCTTCACCTTCTGTCTTATCTGTTTTACATAACCATAGAATTAATTTACTAGGCCCATGGTATACATCTGTGGATGTTTTACCTTCTGAGTCATCCATGCTATGGCGTTGATTAGGAACTTTATATGTTATGGTTTTATTAATCCAAGCCATTTATTTTACTCCTTTAACAAATTGTTTCAACATTAGTTTATCCTCATCCGTTCTATCTGCAATTTTTATATATGGTTGATCTGGATCTTCAAATAAAGCATCCTTAGTATCATCATCTGGTGTTCTTGGTTCTCTAATTAAATCTACAGGTACATCTTTCCAATCTTCTGGTAAATCTCTTAATTTTTTACGATAGTCTAACCATTTATCTTTTAAGTCAGCAGGCATATCCTCATTTATTGATTTGTCCGACTCCCCTAAAGCAAAATTACGTTTCTGTCTTACTAAATCCCATGTCCACGATTCTGTTCCCGTATCATCACGATTTTCAGAATAATTTTTATGATGATTAATATATTGTAAAGGTAACCATTTTTCACCATCCCAATCATCTACAGGGATACGATAAACCTCACGAACATCAGTAGGATCAACAAGTCTACCATTTGGTTCAGTATCAGGTCCTACATCAACTTCATAAAGTTTTGTTGTTAAAATACCACCCCACAACAACATCATTCGTAATATATTTTCACTTGTATCAGAATTAAGTTCTAATATATACAAATTCAATGGAAGAGGTTGTTCTGGTACTTCATCAGGATGCCACGAATTAACAACTTTATCAGTTTCCTTATCCATATATAATACTAATCTAGTAGGACCGGTATAGACCATTTTAGATGTCTTACCTTCGGAATCATCCATCCCGAATCTTTCGTTTGGTATTTTATATATAACTTCTTTTGTTATCTCTGGGAAAGCCATTATATCTCCATTACTGATATGTTACCTTTACTAATCCGCCTGCTCCAAAACCAGCGTAATAAGGATAATCATCATCTAACATAGCATAACCGCCACCACCAGGCCAATGTGAATGACCAGAACAACAAGTTATATTACAAGTACATTTATCACCGCTAAGGCCTGAGGGTGCACCAAAAGGTCCTGTTGGATGTCCGGGTGATGAACTTTTTTCGCTATTACAACTATAATCAGCAAATACATAACCTGAAGTTCCTGCAAAGAATTGGTCATAACCAAAACCACAAACACACATAGAACGATTCCATCCTGAATTATACCTATCTTGACAGCATTGTCCGGGTATGAAACAATTGTAACAACTACAAGAAGTATTACACCATTGAGTTCCACCTGTTCCACCTAATACACAAAAATTTACATTATCAACTTGATATTCACCTGTTGTTGTTCCTAATCCCGGTCCATTTACATATGATGGACAACCATGCCTATTACAAGGAAAGTTCATACAATCAAGACAACATGAACACTCAGATGTTCCGGCTGCACATATAGTATATTGTGCAGTTCCAGTATCTATGTTTGGAGATAATACACAAGTTCCAGTTTGGCCAACACAAGGTCTATTTGATCCATTTGCTGTACAACAATTAGTACAAGTCTGACCACTACTATTAGAGCCAGTCCTTGTTTCATAATTACTTCCACCCTGAATACATTCTCCAGAAGAAAATATTTGTTTCATAGCATAATTACCACCCATTCCACCTGGTCCCCAATCACCGGGTCCTCCGGGACTACCGGGTCCACCGCCACTTAAAATTTCAAATTTAATATAAGATGTACCAGTCGGTGCTGTCCATTGTAAACAACAACCTCCGTTTTGAGTAACCCAATGCATAGAATTGAAAATCCAAAATTCTCTAGCAGAGCCACCACCTGATGGCGGGTGTATCGAGGTAAGTAATG